CAGTCCTTGGCCTGTTCGACAACACCGGCGAGATCGCCACGGAAAATTGCAGCAGCGTTCGTATACATGGTGGGTGCTATTAGAGGTTCTTAGCGATGAACTCGATGATCGAGCCATCGGTGCCGGCGGTCGTGAGCGACTTGCCGACGGTGACGGTGCCCGTGGGGCTGACTTGGCCGGACGCGCCGAGATACAGCGTGTCGCCAACAGTCACAGGACCAGTGACCAGCGTGCCCTTCTGGGTGCCGCCGTTGTTCAGGAACTTCACGGTAACGTAGTCGCCGGAAGCCGCGTCGATCTGCGCGATGCCGTCCACGCTGCCAGTAGAAGCAGCGAGACCGACACCACCGTTCGTGGAAATGACCACCGCGCGGAAGGCAGTGATCGTAGCATTGGCAAGGAACGATCCCGTGCCGAAGTATTGGGTGCTCATGGTGGGTGATTAGAGTTTCACGATCTCGCCGGCTTGAACGCGGGTGCGGTAGGCAGCGTACTCGTTCTTGTGATTCTGGACGCAGAACGCGATGGCCGCGCTCTTGCTCTTGAGTTCCGTCGCCTTGGCAGCAACCAGCTCTTCGAACTTCTGCGCAGCGGCAGGAGCAGGAGCAGCGGGAGCCTCGGAGGCGATGGCCTTGGTTACCGGAGCGCCAAAGGACTTGGCGAACTCCTTGACAGCAGCGAGACCAGCAGCCTCAGCGGCCAGCTTGATTTCGTCGTTACGGGAGGCCATAGCGACCTCCTTGTCTTCAGGCTTCGGCAGCATCGACTCCAGCTTGGAGAGACGCTCGCCCAGGCCCATCATGGCCGACTCAATCATGCCGGCGATGGCTTTCTTGTCTTCGTCGTTCATAGGGGAAAGTTCTTCGGGTTTCATCGAAAACAGCCCGTCGGCATTTGCCGCGGGTTCGCTGACCAGATCGCAAGAGTAGATTTCCGAGCAGCGTTGAAGGACCGTTTTCTTGTCCGACGCCATCTCGGTCGGACCGCTGAAGGCGATGGACATTCCGAACGTGTCCGGAATCTTCTCGGCAATCTCGAAAATGTACGCGCGGTGCGGCGTGTTTTGCAGGACGTGGAAGTTCGCGATCAGCTTGTTGCCGGCGATGCGGAAGTCGGTCAGGTATCCGACGATGTCGGCAGCACCGCCGCCGTGGTCCATCTTGACCTTGAGACCGCCAGAGTAGGTTTCGGCCTGCGCCTTGACCTGCTCAATCGTCGTGGCGTCGATATTTACACCGTGGCCTAGTGCTCGGCCTTCGGTGATCACGGCAACGTCGTGAATGACTCCGGTCGATTCGTCGATCTGCCCGACAAAGCCACGGGCAAAGTAGCAAGGGAACGCTTCGGTCATCACAATTACCGCAAGCGTAAAATCACAGACCGTCGTTGTCCTTCTTATCCAGGCCGTTGACCTTCTTGTGTAGCCAGATCATCGACAGAACAGAGACGCCGATGGAGGCGACACCAGACAAAATGGCGATGACCACCTGTATGTTTTGCAGGCTGATGATAGTTCCGATCCATGCGCCGGCATTGGCGAAGAACAGTTTAGCTCCGGCGTGATCGTTCATTTCTTTGGCTGGTGAAGTTGAGTCGTCATGCGCGAACCGAACCACCAAGCGACCGAGGTGCCGGCGAGCATTTGAAAGGACTGGAGTGCGTTGGCCTTCACGGCCTCGTCGTTGATGAGCAGAACAGCGAAGAACGCACCAACGACCAGAAAGGCGGTAAGAGCCGGACGGGTGACCGCGCGCACGTTAGCCGCCCAGGGAGCGACCTTTTCGGTCATATCCGCGGCGCTGGCGGTCTGCGATGCGCTGAATGCTTGCCACGCAGCGACGGCCTCGGCGCTGGCAAACTGCTTGTCCATCAGGTCCAGCTGGAACTGGTTATCCAGCTTCTTCTCGCGCAGTCGCATCCAGGTCGTCGCGAGGCTGCCGACCATGCCGAACAGACCGCCGCTGCCAGCGTTAAAAAGCAGTTCCGTGAACCAACTCATCAAAAAAGGCGCTGGCGTTAAACGGGAACGCTCGGCCAATTAACATCGAACGGGAATCCGGCCTGATCCGGTACGTCGCGCAGTGCCTGTCGATAGTTTGCCCAAGCGTTCTTTGCGACGTTGTCTAGCGGCGTGTCGTCGACTTGCGTCCAATCAGTGCGCTGAAGCAAGCGGTCGCGTTCAGCGCGGACGATGCGGCCTTGCTCCTCAGCCTTTGCAGCGGCTTCCTCTGGCGTTAGCTGACTGACGATGTAGTTCTGCGTCCAGACGCCGTTGACGAGCAGTGCCGGTCCTTCGTCGCGGCGCTGCGTGGTCAGATTAAAGTAGGGCGGCGTGACGATCTTGAGCTTAGTGACGCCGAACTTCTCGGCCTGCTCCGGCGTGAGCTTGCGAGCGAAGCAGAAGTTATCTTCATCCCACCGCGTCGGCTCAATGTCGTTGATGTGGCGAATGAAAGTGTCGCGGTTGGATTGGACGTAGCGGAGCATTATTTTGATTCCTTCTCTTTCACTGCACGCTTGGCCGTCGTGCGGATGACGGCTGCGTCGTATGCCTGTTGATCGTCAATCTGCGAGCGAAGTGCGGCCATGATGGACTCGACCTTCTTCATCTGACCTAGCGTGGAAGCGAGGCGCTGCGCCACGTCGACCTTGAACGCTTCCTCGTCGTCGTCGGTATTTGCCAGCAGGTGCTCAAAGTTGGCGCGGTCGAAGTCGTAGTGAAAATACTCCACCTCGCGGGCGTAAATGGCTTCCGCGATGGTGTCGTACTTGTAGGAGCTGGTCAGTTGTGTGTAGCTCATGCTAGGGATTTGTTGTGAATGCGACACCATTCCCAGTGCTTGCTGGCACCGTTCCCGGGTCGGTGAATTTTGTGCCAAAGCCAGAACCGCTCCATGGGTACGCGGTAACGTGTGGCGTTGTTGTGTGCCCGACAGCGATGGCGTCTCCTGCTGGACTAAATGCTACACTACGCCCGGTTCCTGCTGGCAACGTTGCCGGGTCGGTGAATTTTGTGCCAAAGCCAGAACCGCTCCATGGGTACGCGGTGACGATTGGAGTCGTACCGTGCGCGACAGCGATGGCGTCTCCTACTGGACTAAATGCTACACCATTCCCAGTGCTTCCTGGCACCGTTGCTGGGTTGGTGAATTTTGTGCCAAAGCCAGAACTGCTCCATGGGTACGCGGTAACGAATGGCGATGTTGTGTGCGCGACAGCGATGGCGTCTCCTGCTGGACTAAATGCTACACCATTCCCTTGTCCTGCTGGCACCGTTGACGGGTCGGTGAATTTTGTGCCAAAGCCAGAACTGCTCCATGGGTACGCGGTGACGAATGGAGTCGAAGAGTGCGCGACAGCGATGGCGTCTCCTGCTGGACTAAATGCTACACTACGCCCGGTTCCTGCTGGCAACGTTGCCGGGTCGGTGAATTTTGTGCCAAAGCCAGAACTGCTCCATGGGTACGCGGTAACGAATGGCGATGTTGTGTGCGCGACAGCGATGGCGTCTCCTACTGGACTAAATGCTACACCATTCCCAGTGCTTCCTGGCAACGTTGCTGGGTTGGTGAATTTTGTGCCAAAGCCAGAACTGCTCCATGGGTACGCGGTAACGAATGGCGATGTTGTGTGCGCGACAGCAAGTGAAGATTCATAACCAAATTGAAATAAGTAGTTAGCCGCCCATTTTGTTGAGCCGACTTTTATCGCCATTAGAGAATTGTTTTGTGCTACATTAGCGGTTCCGGTCAATCCATTGCCTAATGTGAGCGTGTCTGAATTAATTTTTACACGGATTCCAGGTGCATTTTTTTCGACCGTAAAAAGAATTACAGTCCCAATTGGAAATGCGACACTGCTATTGGCTGGAATAGTGAACGACCGAATAGCCGTATCCGACGCCGGCTGGAAAATGTGCTTTCCAGCGTCGCTCAGAACAAGCGTGTAGTCGGCCGATTGGCTGTTTTGCGGGAAACTGACGGCACCACCAGCAGCTGCCGCACTTGTCCACGTCGTTCCGTTGCTAGTTAGCACATTGCCCGATGTTCCAGGCGCAACGGTCGTGAATGCACTTGTGTCGTTGCCCAGAATGACGTGATTGGCCGTGACGCTCGCCAATCCAGTTCCGCCATTCGCTACCGGCAGCGTCCCAGTCACCGACGCCGTCAGCGAAACATTGCTGACCACGATAGGAACATTTGAGGCCGCCGTGATGCGTCCTTTTGCGTCAACCGTGATTGAGGCAACCGAGCTTGCTGATCCGTAGTTACCTGCCGTGACGCTCGTATCAGTCAGCGCGAAGTACAGCGTGCCAGTCGTCGTGATTGGACCGCCAGTGACTGAGATGTCGGCGCTGCCTTGCGCGGTCACGCTGGTCACCGTGCCGGTGTACTGATCGGCCGAGTTGATCGTGAAGTTCGGATACGTTCCGGTCACGCTTGTCGTGCCCGTGCCCGTCAGTACAACGGTCTGATCGGGTGCCGTATTGATGACCTCGATTGCACCGCTACTCGTGATGGGACCGCCCGAGATCGAGATTCCCGTTCCTGCGGTGAGTGAAACGCTCGTGACGGTTCCAACGTATTGGTCAGCCGACGAGATCGTGAAATTCGGATAAGTGCCAGTGATCGTAGTCGTTCCGCCCTGCGCTAGCACAACAGTCTGATCCGGCGCGGTGTTGGTCACCTCGATTGTGCCGCTTGACGTAACTGGACCGCCAGAAATAGAGATGCCAGTTCCGGCGGTCAGCGACACGCTCGTCACAGTGCCGACGTACTGGTCAGCCGACGAGATGGTGAAGTTCGGATACGTCCCAGTGATCGTCGTGGTTCCGCCTTGCGTGAGCACCACCGTCTGGTCTGGCGCGGTATTCGTCACCTCGATGGTGCCGCTGGAAGTAATCGGCCCACCAGAAATCGAGATGCCCGTGCCAGCCGTGAGCGCCACACTCGTGACCGTGCCGCCAACATCTAGCGACGACAGAGTGCCGCCAGTGTAGGTCAGTCCAGTGCCAATCGTAACAGACGAGAAGCCACCAGAACCGTTGCCGGCCAGAATCGCCGTTCCAGTCGTGGCAGGTGCAAAGTACGTTGTGGACTCAAACGCAGCGCTGCCCAAGCCCGACACTTGACCAGCGGTTATGGCAATCGGTACAGCCGCGGCAGCCGTCAGTCGTCCCTTTGCGTCCACCGTAAACGATGCAACGCTGCCAGCCGTACCATAGCTGCCAGCCGTTACGCTCGTATCGCTAAGTGAGAAGTACAGCGTGCCGCTGGTCGTGATCGGTCCACCAGTGACCGAGATGTCAGCGCTGCCTTGCGCAGTGACGCTAGTCACCGTTCCGGTGAACTGATCCGCACTTGAGATGGTAAAGTTCGGATAGGTGCCCGTGATGGTCGTAGTACCGCCTTGCGTGAGAACGACGGTCTGATCCGGTGCCGTGTTCGTGACCTCGATGGTCCCGCTAGTCGTAATCGGTCCACCGCTGATGGAGATTCCAGTTCCAGCAGTTAGCGCAACGCTGGTCACGGTGCCGCCACCGCCTCCACCCGTTGCAGCCAGCGTGCCGGCGCTGAACGTCAGGCCAGTGCCAACCGTTACCGACGCAAAGCCACCGCTGCCGTTGCCGTACAGAATCGACGTTCCAACCGTCGCCGGAGCAAAGTAAGTGGTCGACTCAAGCGCTGCACTGCCTAGGCCAAGTGCCGTGCGAGCCGCACTGGCGTTGTAGTTTTCCCAGCGCGACTGAGCACCGTCATAGACTAGGAAGTCATTATTCGTTACGCTGGTAATCTGAACATTGCTATCGGTCTCTCCCAGCGCCGAGCCGTGCGTTACACGCACCAGCAATTCTCCCACCGTCGAAGACACAACGACAACTGCCGCAACTTCCACGCGAGGATTCGGAGCGGTCGGAATGTTCTTCGTCAGTCCGCCGGCAACTGATGGATCGTAATACAGAATATCTCCGGAAACCCAGTTCTCCGCACCGCCGGTTGTATTGATTCCGCGGACAAAACCAAATGCTAACACCGCAACCCAGTCATTGAGCGATCCGCTTTCGGCCGCGATGCCGATGACGTAGTTCCCTTGGTTGGGTTGCAAGCCCGTAGCCGGCGCACCTTGGATCTTTCCAGACGTGCCGACAACGCCTGAGAACATCACCACCTGACCGACCGTAATGGCCGACGATGCTTTAACTCGGTAGTAGTTCGTCTGACCGACGTTCTGCGTGACGACGCCGCCCTTGAGAGCAATCGCCAACGTACCAGCACCGTCGTCGTCGTTCCAGTAGATGCGCCCAGGCGTCGGCGAAACCGTTGCCAGCGTGTCGAAGTCAACGTAGTCCAGCGTCGTCACGACGCCCTGCTCGCCAAAGATCGACTTGACCACGCCATCCGAGATCTGACCAGTCGTGATGCTGATGGTCGCATCAGCCGCCGCGGTGAGCCGTCCCTGCCCATCGACCGTGAACGTGCCGACCTTAGAAGACGACCCATAGCTGCCAGCGGTTACGGCCGTACTTGCCAGCGCCAGAGTAAAGGTGCCGCTGGTCGTGATCGGACTGCCTCCGACCGTGATCGCGCTATCTCCCGTGGCTGCGACCCTCGTGACCGTACCGCCGCCGCCTCCACCACCAGTGGCTGCAATCGTGATATTGCCGGCGCTGTTCGTGATCGTGACGTTCGATCCAGCCGTCAACGTGTTCAGCTGGAAATCTCCGCCGTTACCGATGAGCAACTGACCAGCCGCCGGCGTGCCCGTCAGATCCGTCAGCGAGTTAATATTCGAACCACCGCCGCCAGCACCGCGTGCAGCCAGGAGCGTCCAGTCCTTTGCTGACCGGCTCGGCTTCTCCCGCGTCGCACGGTTCGCAATGTAGGAATCACCGTTAATCGAAACGACATCGAGCGTCTCATATTCGCCGGCCTTCCACTTGCCGAGCGGCGTGAGCGTTTGCGGCGCGGCAAACTCCTCGCGCGCCTTGATCTGCTCATCCAGAATCCGCGTGACCGTCTCCGGCAGTTCAGCGGTAGCCAAAAGGATTCGCTGCTCCGCAACCTCCAGCAGCTGCGCGTTCTTCTCGCGCTCTGCCATCAGCGCAGAATACTTGGCGCCAGCCGACAACTCAAGACGCGCCAACAGATCCGATACGCGCGCTGAGATTTTAGACTCCAACGCATTGACCTCGTTGGCGACAACCTGATTTGAAATTTGCGCCAACTCCTCGCGCAGCTGCGGTTCTACGTCTTCAAGCGCAATTACAACTTCGTCACGCAACTGCTTCCGGATCTCCGGAAGTTCCTTTAAAATGCGCGCAATCTCGCCGCGCTGTTCGATTGCCAGCTCGATGAGATGGTCGATCTGCTTTTGCGTGTCCATGTTTAGGCGTTCGGATTAAGTTGACGCTGACAAACGGCATACCGCTGGGACTCATCGGGAAACTCTCCAACCATCATCGCATCACCCATGCACCGTTTCAAAAAGTCTTCACCTGATTCTGTGCCAGCAGGAGAAGGCAGAACAAATTCCTTTTTCCTTTGTTCTAGTTCGCGACGATAGGCTGCGATTGAACCGAGCCAATCGTTTGATGGCATCTTTCGCGCGGCAAAGTCGGCTTCTACTTCCGAAGAAAACTCAATCTTATTCTGCGCATTAGATGCTTGCCGCTTGTTCAGTCGCTCGACGATAGCGTTGGCCCACGTCTGGCCGGCGTCACCGCCCCAGCCGTTCCAAGCCTGCCACCCCTTCCCCTGCTGGTCCCAGGTCGCGCCCTTCTTGTCGACTTCGTGGCGGTCAAAGTACGCCTTCATGCGGCGCACCGTGTCCTCGGAGAGCGCACGCTTGTTAATGATGTCTCGCGCGCGAGCGATGCCCACCGAGGTCATGCCACG